ACCCGCTCTGCTGGCCGCCGGCGCCGGGCGTACCGACCCGGTTCGTGCGGCTCGCCGGCGGCCGAGCCGTCGGACGCGCGGCGACCGCGAAGCCATACGGCACGTGGGCGATGTACGGGCTGCTCCCCGAGCCCCGCCCGGACCGACTCGAACGCCCCGAGTCGGTCGAGTCGGTCCCGCTTCAGGAGCAACTCTCAACCCACCCCACGGACCGACTCACCCCTAACGGGGTGACCTCGGCCGAGTCGGTCCGCGAGGGGACCGATTCGGGGGACCTCGACGAGCGATGAGCGACGACGCCTACGGGGACTACATGCAGAGCGACGCCTGGAAGGAGCGACGCCGCGCCGCACTCGAGCGTGCCGTCGACCGGACGTCCTCGCTGCGTCTACCGCGCTGCGAGGTCTGCGGCCGCTACGGCACGCGGTATAAGAACCGGCGCTCGAGCCTCGATTCTCGCGAACGTCGCTTCCGCGTCGAGGGCGCGAACGGGCTGCACGTCCATCACGTGACCTACCGGAACCTGGGCACCGAGGCGCCTGACGAGCTGATCGTGCTCTGCACCGACGTCGCTGTCTGGGTCGAGTCGGGCTACCGCGACTTCTCCAAGCGAGTCGGATGCCACGAGCGCGCGCACGACGACCCCGACTTCCGCCGGGAGGTCGAGCGCATCGCGCGGGAGCGCCGCGCATGACCGAGCCGCTCTCACGGGTCGAGTTCACGGTGCTCGGTGAGCCGCAGCCGAAAGGCTCAAAGACGATCGTTCAGCAGCGCGGCCGGCGGCCACGGGTGATCGAGGACAACCCGGAGACGCTGCCGTGGAGGCAGGCGGTCGCCGCCGCCGCGCTCGCGGCGATGAACGGCCGGCAGCTCCGCTCCGGCCCGCTGCGGCTCAGGGCCGTGTTCGTCTTCCCCAGGCCGGCCGGGCACTGGGGCACCGGCCGGAACGAGAGCCGGTTGAAGCCGTCGGCGCCGCTGTATTGCCGGACCCGTCCGGACGTGGACAAGCTGTTGCGCGCGGTCGGCGACGCGCTCACCGGGGTCGTGTTCCGCGACGACGCGCAGCTCGTGGACGTTCGGGCGGAGAAGCACTACGGGGAGCCGCCGTCCGCTTACGTGGTCGTCGACGAGCTCGCGCTCGACGACGACCGGGCGGTCGAGGGCGGGTCGTGAGCGGCGGGCGTCTGACCGCCGCCGAATTCCGCCGGGAGCTGCTCGAGCTCTGCGGACGGGCCCTACCGGCTTTGCGTCCGACCGCCCGCACCCGTACACTCTCGCGGAAGCTCTGGGATCCCCGGCCGGGACTGAGCGACACCGTGTTGTCGACCCGTGCCCCGAGGTGATCCAAACGGAAGGAACCGCACGATGACCGACTACCGCCGCCGACTCGAGGCCGGCGAGTTCGCCCCACCCGAACCCGAGGAGGAGCCAGTGAAGCGCTCGAGCAAACGTGCAGCCCGGAAGCAGACCACGCCGGACCCGGACCCCGGCACCGCCACACCGCCCGACGAGGGCGGCGACGAGGACGAATAGGCCACCCGGCGCTGATGCCCCCGTCAGGCGAGGAGCGCGTCCACATCCCGCTCGGCGCCGACCAGGAGCTGTACAACCAGATCCGGGACTGGGCGCAGGAGGCCGGCCTCGGCGGCGACGCCGGATCCACCCAGTCGTCCGACTGGAACTGGCAAACCGCGCCGACGACCGCCCCGTTCGGGCAGAACGGAAAGATCGGTGTCGACAACGACCAGCCCTCCCACGCCACCCAGCTGTGGGTGCAGAAGATCGACAACCACTCCGTCGACTGGTCCGCCTACATCGCCCAGCTGAGCGACCGAAGCACCATCTACCTGCAGCAGCGGAACGACGCCGAAAGCTGGCACCGCTACCGCGTCACCGGCACACCCGCCCAGAACGACACGACCTGGGTGATCCCGGTCGAAACGGAGGACGGCAGCCCGCAAGGAACCGAGCCCGGCCAGGGCGTCCCCGTTCTCGTCGCGTTCGAACGGCCCGCCTCAGCCGGCGGCGGCACAGCCGGCCCGCCCGGTCCGCAAGGCGACCCGGGCCCGCAAGGCGACCCGGGCCCACCCGGCCCGCAGGGCGACCAGGGGCCGATCGGCCCGGCAGGCCCGCAAGGCCCCGCCGGACAGCAAGGCACCCAGGGCGCACAGGGGATCCAGGGCCCGGCAGGCCCAGCCGGGGCGACCGGTGCAACAGGCGCGCAAGGCCCGCAAGGCGCAGCCGGCGCGCAAGGCCCGGCCGGCCCCGGTGTCCCAGCCGGCGGGACCGCCGGGCAGCAGCTCGTGAAGTCGAGCGGCGCCGACTACGCCACGATCTGGGCGAACGACACCGGCGGCTGGACCGTGATCCGCAAGAGCGCCGACGAGTCGGTCGCGAACAACACGATCCAGGACGACGACCAGCTCCAGTTCACGGCCGCCGCCGGCATCCCGTACGAGATCGAGCTGGTCGCCGTCTACGCCTCCCCGGCCGGCGCCGGCACACCCGACCTCAAATGCGAGCTGAGCGAAGACACAACCGCGCGCGGGTCGTGCATGTGGATCGGGCTCTCGACGACGGACGCCGCCCAGTCGCTGACAACGACCGACATCGGCGGAGCGACCGCCACGTTCGGCACCCAGGCGGCGAAACGGGTCGTGCGCGCGGTCGGCCACCATGTCGGCAACGGCGGCCTGCTCAAGTTCCGGTGGGCGCAGAACACCACCACCGCCGGCTCCCCGACAGTCGTGTACACCGGGTCCGTCCTCCGCTACCGGACGATCACGTGAGGGTGTACGGCACCCAGATGTGGCAACGCACCCGCCCGCTCGTGCTCGAGCGTGACGGGTACCGGTGCCACTGGTGCGGCGCTCGCGCGAACACCGTCGACCATGTGAAGCCGCTCGCGCACGGAGGCGCCGCGTTCAACCCTGCTAACCTCGTCGCCTGTTGCCACCGCTGCAACAGCCGGCGCGGCGCGGAAGCGGCCCGGTTTTTAAGCGGCGCGCGCGGCGTGACCCCCGCAGTCGGGAATGGCTCGCTGACGAATCGCTTTCGGGCTGATCCGGCCCGGTGGGGAGCGATCCGTGGCTAAGTCCGCGGTCGCGCGGCCGGCGCACGGGATCCTGCAGCGGCCGGGGGTGAAGCCGCCGCTCCGCCTCGCCGAGATGCCGAGGTGGCACGGCTGGCGGACGAGCTCCGAGTCGAAGCGGATCGTCCGCTGGGTCGAGGAGATGCTGGTGATGCCGATCGGCGCGGGCGCCGGCGGCCGGATGCGGGTGGCGCCGTTCCAGCGTCGGCTGCTCGAGCGGATGTGCGAATCGTTGGCGACGTTCATCTCGATCCCGGCCGGGAACGGAAAGACGACGTTGATGGCGGCGGTTGCGCTCGAGCGGGTCGCGCGCGGCGACGACTACGTCGAGGTCGATGTGCTTGCGACGAAGGAGGACCAGGCGCGCCGGCTCGTCGAGAGCGCGCTGCGGATGGTGGAGTGCGCGCCGCAGCTGCAGGAGCTGTTCGACTTCTACTCCCACGACGCGGTGCTGGAGTACAAGCCGACCGGGTCGACGATGCGTGCGCATCCGGCGAAGCTGTCGGCGATCCAGGGGCTGAACTTCTCGCTCGCGCTGGTGGACGAGGTCGGTGATGTGCCGGCGGAGCTCGTCACCAGCCTGCTCGCCCGGCTGGGGAAGCGCGCCGACAGCCGGCTGGTCGGGTTCGGGACGCCGGGGACGTCGATGCGGGACAACATGCTGGAGGTGCTCCGCGGCCAGTGGCGGGAGGACACGCTGCCGCCGGGGGTGCAGTTCGTCGAGTACGCCGCCGAGGCGGGGTGCGCGGTCGACGATCGGGCGCAGTGGCGGAAAGCGAACCCGGCGATCCGGGCGGGGTTCTTGCGGGCGGAGTCGATGCCGTTGAAGGCGGCGGCTATGCCGGAGCATCTGTTCCGGGCCTACCACCTGGGGCAGCCGGTCGAGTCGTCGGGGCCGTGGCTTCCGCACGAGGCGTGGGCCCGGTGCGACCGGCAGCCGCCGCCGATGGACGGCACCCGGGTCGTGCTCGCATTGGACGGTTCATACCGGCGGCAGGCTGCGCTGGTCGGGTGCACCCTGGACGGCGGCGTGTTCTTCGGCTGGGCGGCGGACCATCCCTCAGACGACGAGATCGCCGACGCGATCCGGGCCGCCGGGGAGCAGTGGGAGCTGCTCGAGCTCGTCCACAACCCGCATCTCCGGCTCGGCCTGATGGCGAGGCTGGCGGAGGAGGGACTGCCGGTAGCGCCGTGGCCGCATGACGTCGCCATGGATGTCGACTCGACCGCGGCGTTCTACCAGGCGATCGCGGAACGCACCGTCGCGCACGACCACGACCAGGAACTCGGAGCGCAGGTGCAGCAGCTGACCGGGAAGGTCGACCGGCACGGCAACCCGCGCCTGGTCAGAACGAGCGATCCGGACGTGACACTCGCGTTCGCGGCCCGGATGGCGTGGTGGCGCGCGCTGAAGCTCGCCGAGACAGACCCGTCCGACGACCCGGTGATCTGGTGAGGCTGCTGCCGACATTGAGGCGGGAGGGCTCGTCGCTGGACATGAAGGACGTGTCGATCCAGCCGCAGATCGACGCGTTCTGGGATCGGCTGTGGGGCACGACCGCGGTGTACTCGCCAAGGCTTGTCGACCGGGTGTGGGCGGCGAACCGGTGCCTGCAACTGGTGTGCGACGGGATCTCGAGCATGCCGCTGCGGTTCACCGGCACCAGGGAGCCGGCGTGGGTGACGAACCCGGACCCGAACTGGTACCCGAACGGGATCAGCTCCGCCCTGTCCGCGGCCGTGCGTGACCTGTACGTGTACGGGGACGCGTTCCTGTACGTGACCGACCAGTACGCGGACGGGTTCCCGTCCGGGTGGACGGTCCTGAACGCGTCCACGGTGACCGTGAACGTCGACGCAGGCCGGCGCACCTACCGTGACCAGCAGGTGCAGCTCCAAGCCGACCGGGTCGTGCAGATCACCCGGAACCCCCGGTCGGACAGCGTCCGCGGCACCCCCGCGCTCGGCGCGTACGCGGACGCGCTGTGGGGGTCGGTGGCGGCCGGCGAGCTCGGGAAAGCGATGGTCGGGGTCGGCGGCTCCGTCCCGAACGCCGTGTTGAAGTCGTCGCGGAAACTGACCGGCGACCAGGCCGTGGCGATCCAGGAGCAATGGGTGGCAGCCAGGCAGCGGTCCGGCGCCGGCGTGCCGGCGGTGCTGCCGCCGGAGCTCGAGCTGCAGCAGCTGTCGTTCTCGCCGACGGACATGCTGCTGACGGATCTGCAGCAGTACTACGCAAGGGTGATCGCGGCCGCGTTCGGGGTGCCGCCGTTCCTGGTGAACATGGCGTTGGAGGGCGGGCTGACCTACCAGAACCCGCAGATGCTGATCGAGCAATGGTGGCGCGGCGAGCTCCGCCCCCGGGCGGAGCAGATCGCGTCCGCGTTGTCGGCGCAGATGCTCCCGCGGGGTTCGGCGGTGGAGTTCGATTCCCGGGAGGCGTTGGCGCCGGCGTGGCAGGACCTCGTCGCCGGCAGCCTCGCGATGGTGAACGCGAACGTGATGACGGCTGACGAGTTCAGGGCGGCGGTGTTGCATCTGCCGCCGATGGGAGAGGGGGACGCTTTGGACGAGTTGACGATGCCGCCCACCGCGGCGGCCACACCCGCGCAGCAGCCTTCCGCGATCGTGCAGGAGCTGCGCCCGACGACGATGGTGGCGGTATGAGCGCCGTCGAGACACTAACGGAGACCGGGGAGCGGAAGATGATCGTCCGGTCGTTCGAGCTGCCGCTGTCCGACGGCTGGGACGGCCGCACGTTGGAAGCGAAGATCGTCCCGTACAACCAGCCGGTGACCGTCGCCGACCCGCCCGACTGGGAGCCGTACCGGGAGATGTTCATGCCGGGCGCGTTCGAGCGTCAGCTGTCCACCCCCGGCCGGGACAAGGTGCTGCTGAACTTCGAGCACGAGCAGGGGATCCGGGGGGTGGTGGGGCAGTCGCTCCGGTTCGCCGAGGAGGAAGACGGGCTGCACGGCAGCTTCGGCATCCACGAGAACACCGACGGCGACAAGGCGCTGCAGATGATCCACTCCGGCCTACTGACCGGGTTGTCGATGGAGTTCCGGGCCTTGAGTTCCCGCCGGGTGGACGGGGTCGTGCAGCGGCTGCGGGCACAGCTCGACCGTGTGAGCCTGTGCCGGTACCCGGCCTACCAGGACGCCGGCGTGCTCGCCATCCGCGAGGAACCCGGGCCGGCCGGGTTCACGCTCGAGCGGTCACAGGACGTGGACGAGCGGCTGACGGCGCTCGGGTTCGAGCCACTGCTGCACCGGGCGACGACGTCGAAGCCATGGGACGGGTCACCGGCCCGGTTCACGGACGAGCAGTACCTGCGCTCCTGCCTGATCGTCCGGGCCGGCGACGGGCCGGCGAAGGAACGCGGCAGCCTGCCGGTGCTGGAGCCGGACGGGACGCTGAACACGAACGCGCTCGGCGCCGCCGCGGCGGCGCTCGCCGGTGCCAGGGGCGGCGTCAGGAACGTGTCGCAGCAGGAGAAGGCGGCGGCGGCGCGGAAGCTGATCCGTTACTACGGGCAGGCGAAGATGGAGCCGCCCGCGTCGCTGATCGCGCTCGCACGGTCGTAGAGTTCTCGGGCCGGGGGTGGCAGGCATCCGGGGGCCGCAGCCGGGGGCGCTTCGCCCCGGCCCGAGACACCGTCCACCCGGGGGTGGTAGCGTTCCGGGCGTATCGGCGCCCCGTGCCGGGCCCCCAGGCGATCACCGCAGCCGGACTCGAGGCTGTCACCGTCGCCGCACCGGGCTGAAGCGATGGCATCACCCGCCGGATCGTGACGAGTCGTTTGACCGATCCCCGGAGGTGAACCGCTGTGTCATCCCTGAGCACCACCCGTATGCGTCTCGAGCGGCTCGGCGACGAGCGCGCCAACACCTACGAGAAGATCGAGGAGACGCTGAAGCTGGCCGAGGACGAGAAACGCGACCTGGACGAGCTCGAGCAGAAGCATCTCGCGAACTGGCGGCAGCACGTCGCCGAGGTGGACGAGGAGATCAACCTTTTGGCGGCGGACCTGGAGCGGGCCGATAGCAGCCGCGACGTTTCGGCGCTGCTGCGCGGCAACGGCAACGGGCAGCGGCAGCAGACCCTCGACAACGGCGACGGCGGCCCGGTCGTCTACCGCACCTTCGCCGCCTACGCCCGCGACGAGCTGATCGTCCGCTACCCGGCGATCGCGAACGCGTCTTCCCGCGACCCGGTCGCGACGGTCGAGCAGGCAAAAGACAGGCTGCAGCGTGCGATCCAGCACACGCTCACCTCGGACGTGGAGGGGCTGCTGCCGCCGCAGCACATGGCGCAGATCCTCGACATCATCAACACCAGCCGGCCGGTCGTCTCCAGCGCCCGCAACGTCAACCTGACCA